AGGAACTAAAAGAAAATCCGGAGCTTGCATTTGATGAAGAGAATCTGATTAGCTTATGTACACAGTGTCACAACATAAGGCATGGGAGACAACCAAAAAGATTTGTGAAAAAGAAAGAACCAGTCACAGAAGAAAAATGGTAGAAAAATTTCGGAATAAAAAAGAAATCCCCCCGGGTGAATTCTCAATGAAAAATTTTTTAGTGGAGAACGGGGATGTGGCCATGACTCTGGAGAAATTTTCGCGCGCGCGTGAAAGGGGTACGCTATAATGTGAGAAAAGAGGTGGTAGTGTGACAAAAACAGAGATTAAAGAATCGCTTTTAGAACAGTTAAGATTACAGAATAAAACATCCGATTTTTATCTGGATCTAGTTAGTGATTACATGGATTACTGGAGTCTAAAAAAGAAGTTGATTACAGATATCCGGAAAAAAGGAATCCGGTACGAAACGGTCAATGGAAATGGTATCGAGGTCGAAAAACCCAATGAATCCGTGACAAATCTGCCAAAGATCACAACTGCCATGCTGAAAATATTAAATGATCTGAATTTAAAAGAGCCTCTTTCAAATTCTTCAGCAGAGGATGATTATCTGTAATGATTAATTGCAAAGAAATTGCAGAATATCTTAGGTATGTAGAGGATAACCCTAAAAAAATAAATCGGGAGAGATCGCTTCTGATCAAGAACATCGTTTTGCCGACATTACGGAGAAATGATGTTTTTTTTGACGAAAAAACATATCAAAACTGTTTAAAATATTGCGAAAAACACTACTATAAGATCTTTCCATATCAGAAATTCATCTATGCCTTTGCCTTTATGTATGTGGACGACATGCCGGTATTTCGAAAGTTTTTTATTATGATGGGAAGAGGGAATGGGAAAGATGGATTTATAGTGCCACTGGTCAATTTTTTCCAGACACCATTATATGGGGTGAAGAATTATCATGTAGAGATTGTGGCAAATTCGGAAAAGCAGGTAAAAGATACCTTTAAAGTAGCGTATGATGCGATGAATATTCCAGCCATGAAAGGAAAGTTCAAAGTTACGAAAGAATTAATTACAAACACAGCAACTGGATCAGAAATGAGGTATAACACATCAAATGCGGCGACAAAAGATGGGAAACGTCCAGGGTGTCTGGTTTTAAATGAAATTCATGCTTATGAAAATTATGACCAGATCAATGTATTTGAATCCGCGCTTGGAAAGGTAAAGCATCCAAGGGAATTTATCTTGACTACAAATGGGTATGTACGAGAGGGGCCAATGGATGAATTGTTGGATCTGATGGAGGAAGTACTGGAAACCGGAGAAAACCAGTTAGGATATTTCCCCTTTATCTGCAAGATTGACGGTATTGAGGAAGCGGATGATAGGTTAGCATGGCATAAGCCAAATCCTTCAATGGAATATATGCCGATTTTGGAGCACCAGATCCTTCAGGATTATCTGGAAATGAAAAAGCTGCCAAGCAAAAGGCCGGAGTTTATGACAAAGAGGATGAACTGGCCTGACAGGAATGATGAAGCAACAGTAGCTTCCTGGGAAAATATTTTGCGATGCTGTTATTCGGATATCAAAAAGAAGACGATACGGGAGACACCGGATACCCAAGGGAGGCTTGCGGTCATTGGGATTGATTACGCAGACGTTAGGGATTTTGCGTCAGCAGGAGTTTTGACGGAGAAAGATGGAGAATATATCTGGAGACAACACACATGGATATGTGAGGAGTCCCCGTTTTTAAAATCCATTAAATTTCCAATATTTCAAAATATGGGACAGCCGGAATTTTCGGATTATGAGATCACACCAGGACAGGTAATTCCTCCAGAAAATATAGTGCGGTGGTGTATGGATCGAATGAATGAATATTATGTACTTAAAATTACAATGGATACATACAGATACCGATTGTTTAAGATGTTATTTGAGTCTTATGGAATTCGCGAAGAAACAAAAAAAGACCCGTATGGGCAGATGCGGCTCATAAGGAAGATAGGATCCGTGTGTGGGATTATAGCACCGGAGATAGAAAAGCTGTTTGCGGAAGGGAGGATTAATTATGGAGCGTCTGCCATTATGCGGTGGTATACCAATAATACAGAGGTGTTGACAGATCGGTATGGAAACAAGCAGTATGGGAAAATAGAACCGAAGCTAAGAAAAAATGATGGGTTTATGGCGTTTCTGGTATCGATGTATTCCAAGGATTTAATAAAGGAGAAAGTGGTATATGTTTGATTTCTTATTTCAAAATAAAAAAGGAGATTTGGTATCATATACAGATAGCATTACCGTAAACATTAAAAAGCTTGAAGTAGCAAAAATGGCTATTGAAAAGGCGGTAGGAATGATCGCACATGCAATAGCGAAAAGCGAGTTTATCGTCAATAGAAAAGGGAAAAGAGAAAAGGATCATATTTACTGGCTGCTGAATATTCGGCCAAATCCAAATGAAACGGCCACGGATTTCTGGATTGAAGCTATCCGGCGTTTGTTGCTTGATGAGGAGTGTGTGATTTGCTATGTAGGAAATCATCTATACATTGCGGATTCATTTACAGTAAATAATTCTGTTATGGTCCCAGAGACCTATAGTAATGTCACGATTATATCCAATGATAATACAATAAAACTGCAAAGGGGGTTTACATCAAATGAGATTATCCATCTCAGGAGCAGAAACAAAAAAATTATAGGGTTTCTTGAAAAAGTGTTAAATATTTATAATAGCACGATCAGTGCAATGTGCGCGGCCAAGAAGACCTCAAGTATTCCAAGATATACGTTGGATGTAGAGGGATCGATGCCGGTGATTCATACAAAAGACAAAGAAGGAAAACCAAAAGTTGTTACAATCGACCAATATAAATCTGACATTAAAAAGTTGTTAGAATCAGATGAAATAGAAGTGCTTACAAATTCGTCAGGACTAAAAGTGTCCCAGCTTCAGGCACAGACAAACGTATCCAGTGAGGATATCGTAAAGCTGGCAAATGAAATCATGGTAGAGTGTGCCTTTGCCTTTGATATTCCCAAAGCGGTCTTTCTTGGAGAAATCACAGAAAAAGCAGATAGTACCAATGAATTTATTACCTATGCTGTAGGATGGATCGTAGAATTGCTGAATGATTCATTGAACGCAAAACTGGTAGGAGAAGAAGACTATCTGAAAGGCGAAATGATCTGGATTGATATGAGCAAGTATAAACATGTCGATATTATTGAGAGCGCGGCCAATTTGGATAAGTTGAGAAGCATCGGATTCAATTTTGATGAGGTACGGGAAATGGCAGGCTGGGAATCTTTGAATACGGAGTTTAGCAAGCAGAGAGTAATTACAAAGAATTATACCAATGATCTGGGAGGTGAGAAGAGTGGAAAAGAAAATGCGGACAATTAAAAACTTAGAGGGAAGGAGGTGATCCGGTGGTCTCCCAACTGTGGGTGAAACAGTAAATAACGCTTAGGAAAGGAGAAATAAGGCAAGATGCAGAAATACTATTCCCTGGAAACAGCCGGGAAAGAAGCGGATCTCTATATCTTCGGAAAGATTACGAGTTGGCCGTGGAATGAAAAAGACAAAGATGCTTATGGAATTGTCAAAGAACTTCAAGAATTAGAGGTTGAGACAGTGAATGTCCACATCAATTCTTATGGGGGAGATGTGGCAGAAGGTCTGGCAATTTATAATGTCCTGAAAAACAGTAACGCAAAAGTGCGGACCTATTGTGACGGATTTGCGTGTTCCGCAGCATCTGTTATATTTATGGCAGGGGAAGAACGAGTGATGAATGACGCTTCCCTTCTTATGATTCATAATGCGTGGACATATGGAGCGGGAAACGCGAATGATTTCAGAAAACAAGCAGATGATTTGGATAAGATTACCCAGGCGTCTGTCAATGCGTACATGAGTAGATGTACGATTACCGAAGAAGAAGTCAAGCAGCTCATGGATGACGAAACATGGTTGACAGCAAAAGAAGCCAAAGAGAAAGGATTTGCAACGGGGATCATGGATGAAAAGCCGGAAGGCGTCAGCCAGTCCGCGATGAAATGGATCCAACAGAGACTTTTATATGGATCAGAAGCGAGATTGGAAATACGGGATACTTCTGAAATCGAAAACAGGATCGCACAAAAGGTCGCTGAAAAAGTTGTGAAACAAATCAAAGAAAATAGTAAGGAACAAGGGGACAGCACTGGATTCAGTGCTTTTTTTAATTCAGGAAAAGGAGAATAAAAGAATGAAAATTGACACATTGGACAAAGAACTTCAGAAGAAAGTCGTAACCATGCTGAATGAAGCGGAAGACAAAAGTGAAGCGATTTATCAGGCGGCTGTGATGATTGCCGAAGAACAGCATAAGCATCTGATCAGCGAACTGGTAGAGGAGAACGCAAGGGCAGCGGCGGACGAAGACTACAGAAAGAAGCTGGGTCTTCGGGTATTGACAAAAGAGGAAACATCCTTTTATGAAAAATTCAAGGATATTAAACAGGCGATTACGGCAGAGCAGATCGATATCCTTCCAACATCGATTATTGACCGTACATTGGACGATATCAAAAAAAGCAGCGATATTCTGTCCATGGTACAGATGGCGCCGGCAGATGTAAAGAAATGGATCGTAGCGGAACACTCCGGAAAAGCAGTCTGGGGGAACCTGACCGATGCGGTTCAGGGCGAGCTATCCGCATCGATTAAAGGCTTGAATATTGAACAGCACAAGATGACAGCGTATATTGTCATCCCTAAAGCAATCCGGGATCTGGCGCTTCCATTTGTTGATCGGTATTTTACGGCAGTTCTGGCAGAAGCCATGCAGGATGGATTTGTGACGGGATATCTTTCCGGGGATGGAAAGACGGGACCAATCGGGATTATGAAGCAGATTGAAACATTCAAAGAAGACGGGACGGCTGACGATAAAGCGGTGATTAATACAGTGAAAAAGTTTTCCCCGAAAGGCCTAGCGGAAGTCAGAAAAACGCTGACAAATAATGGGAAGAGAACCGTTTCTGAGCTGCATCTGATCTGTAACCCGTTAGATGAAGCAGAATATGTAGATCCGGCGCTTTATGGCGAGGCATTAACAGGAGGATACCGAAATACATCTTTCATGCCGATTGTAAAGCATGTGGACGCGAACTGCCCGCAGGGGAAGGGAATTTTTACCATTCCGAATGTCTATGTGATGGGAGCAACATCTTTCGAGGTAAAGGAGTATGACCAGACAAAAGCAATGGACGACGCGGATCTGGTGATTGGAAAGTGTTATGCAAACGGGCGTGCGGTAGATGATAATTGCGCGGTTGTATTTGATATCACAAAGCTGGAAGAATATAAGCTTCCAGTAACGACAGCGACAACTCCAGAACAGGGAAAATAATCAGTCCTGACATTATGACATTGTTTCCGGCAGGTCAGGACTTATTAGGTAAGAAAGCTTCTGATTTGGTAGGAGAGGATCTTTGTGTATATGAAGATGGAACCGTTGAAGGAACACTGAAAGCTGTTACCGGATACACGGGCTTCTCCTCCGAAGAGGAAGAACAAAGCGGGCATTATTTCCCGTTCAAGCTTACAAAGACCGGAAAGAAAATGAGTTTAAAGAAAAATGGAGTGGCAGCAGAAGGAAAAGAAAACATGACGTTTGATCCAGAAATCATTTTGAGAGTATCCAAAGAAGATACATGGAAGATCGAAGTGGATGAATCGGAAGTGATTACTTTCAATTTTGAAAAAGCTGTTTTGGAATAAGTAGCAGGAGGGGATGACGTTGGAGCTGGAAAAACTGATTACAGAAATACGGCAGGATTATCAGATCCCGCCGTATTTTCAGGATACAGGATTAATGAGATACCTGGAAGAGGGAAAAGCAAGATTGGATTTTTTGAATCCAGGACAAAGTCTGGATGATGACTATACTTTCCGTATGTTGTTAAAAAACTATGTGTATTACGCTTAC